AACGTATAACAGGTTTTGCTGATATGATTCAATTAACACATCTAAAACTACAACAAGTAATATCTCGTGTAGTACCGGATGGTGTATTTATAGATGCAGATGGATTAAACGAAGTGGACTTAGGTACAGGTAATGCTTACAATCCTGAAGATGCTTTAAGGTTATATTTTCAAACCGGTAGTGTTATTGGTAGAAGTTATAACCAAGAGGGTGAGTATAATCAAGGCAAAGTTCCTATTACTCAGCTAACAGCTAATTCAGGGGCTAGTAAGACTCAAATGCTTATCGGTAACTATAATCATTATTTAGGGATGATAAGGGCTGTAACAGGCTTAAATGAAGCTAGAGACGGTTCTACTCCTGACCCTAATTCTTTAGTTGGGGTTCAAAAGCTTGCCGCATTAAATTCTAACACCGCTACTAGGCATATACTTGATGCTAGTCTTTATATCTATCGCTCTCTTGCAGAAGCTTTAACCTATAGAGTTTCAGATATATTAGAGTATTCTGATTTTAAAGAGGAGTTTGTTAATCAAATTGGAAAATACAATGTGGGTATTCTTAAGGAGATAAATGATTTGTACATTTATGACTTTGGAATATTTATAGAGGTATCTCCTGATGAGGAAGAAAAAGCTCAATTAGAGCAAAACATACAAATGGCCCTTTCTAAAAATGATATAAACCTAGAAGATGCAATTGATATTAGAGAGCTTCGAAATCTTAAACTTGCTAATCAACTACTCAAGGTTAAGAGGATTAAAAAGCAAGAACGGGAAGAGAAAATGCAAATGCAGCAACAAGCCCTTATTTCTCAACAACAAATAAAGGCTCAGCAATTAGCTCAACAAACTGCAATGCAAAAATTGCAAGCAGAAAGTCAAGCAAAGATGCAGCTTAAGCAGGCAGAGATAGCTTTTGAAATTGAGAAAATGAATAATGAAGCTCAACTAAAAGCAACCTTAATGGATAAGGAGTTTGACTTTAATATGAGGTTAAGAGATATTTCTGAGAATGCATTACAAAATAGAGAGACTCAAAGAGAGAAAGCTAAAAGTGATAGAATTAGTCAGCAAAACACAGAGCAAAGTAAATTAATTTCTCAACGGAAAAATAATTTACCACCGCAAAGGTTTGAATCTAATGAAGATAGTTTAGATGGTTTTGATTTAGCTGAGTTTTCACCTAGATAAATATGGGCTTAAAAGGAAGAACAAAAAAAAGTAACAAAATATGTCCGGCAGGAATTGCTTGGGCAAAAAGAACTTTTGATAGATACCCTTCAGCATATGCAAATATGGCTGCAAGTAAGTATTGTAAAGACCCTAACTACGCTAAAAAATCTAAAAAGTAATGGGTGAGCTTAAAAAATGGCGAGAAGAAAAGTGGGTAAGGATTGGTACTGACGGTTCTATTAAGGGAGCTTGTGGTACAAGTGAAAATAAAAAAAATCCTGACAGATGTCTACCATTAGCTAAAGCTAATAGTATGACTAAGGCTGAAAGAGCTGCTACTGCTAATCGTAAAAAAAGATTTGGAAGAAATAATCAATTTGTTTCTAACACTAAGGCGGGTAAGGTTACTAAAAAGTACGTCTAAAACATAAATAAATTTTGTTTAACTTTGCATAAAATCAAATCAAATGGAAATAAAAGTAAGAGCTTTAGATGATTCAGAGCAAAAATCTAAAGTACAAATTGAAGAAGAGCTGTTACAAAAACACGAAGAGAAGTTTGAGGGCACACCAACTACAGAGCAAGCAGAAGTAAAGTCTGAAGCTCCTGTTGAAGATGTACCTCAAGTTGAAACACAAGAGTTAACAGAAGACCAAGTTCTTTCACATATTAAGAATAGATACGATAAGGAGTTCTCATCGGTGGATGAAATGTTTTCTGAGCAAAAGTCTCAGGAAGAATTACCCGAAGATGTAGCTTCCTATCTTAAGTATAAAAAAGAAACAGGACGAGGCATTAATGATTACGTTAAATTACAACGTGATTTTACTGATGCTAATCCTGATGACTTGCTAAGGGAGTACTTAAAGACCACTGAAAGTGCGTTAGACGATGAAGATATAGATGTGTTAATGGATGAATATTCTTTTGATGCAGAAATAGACGAAGAGTCTCACATTAAGAAAACTAAATTAGCAAAGAAAAAAGCAATTGCAACTGCTAGGAAGTATTTTACTGAGCAACAAGAACAATACAAGCAACCTCTTGAGTCAAGGTCGGAAGCTAAGTTCGAGGACTCAGAAGAATATAAACAGTATAAGCAATCGTTAAGTGACGCTAAATCTGTAAAAGAGCGTAATGAAGCAAAGTCTCAAATATTTAGAGATGAGACTAGTAAAGTGTTTGGCACTGATTTCAAAGGTTTTGATTTCGCTATAGGAGACAACACAGTTACATATTCGCCGGGTAAAGCAGAAGAGATTATGAATAACCAATCTACACCTATGAACTTTTTAACAAAGTACTTAGATAAAGATGGTGTAATAACTGACGCTGCAGGATACCACAAAGCTTTAGCGGTAGCGATGAATCCTGAAAAGTTTGCTCAATTTTTTTATGAGCAAGGAAAGTCAAATGCTACAGAAGATGTTATGAGAAAGACTAAGAACATTAATATGACTACTCGTAACGCTCCTCAAGTAAAGACTAAAGACGGGACTCAATTTAGGTCTATAAGCAGTAACTCAAGTAACGGCTTAAAGATTAGAAGTATTAAAAGAAAATAAATTTTAAAAATTAGAGAAAATTATGGCAGGTTCTGTTCAAGCTACACCGGGATTTGATTTACAGCCAAGTGCTCAGCAAATTCCCTTAGCTTCAAATTACATTAATAATTTCGACTTTTTAAATCAGTATCTTCCGGATACTTATGAGAAAGAGTTCGAGCGTTACGGTAATCGTACCGTAGCATCTTTTTTACGTCTAGTAGGTGCTGAGATGCCTTCTAATTCTGACCTTCTCAAATGGGCAGAGCAAGGACGTTTACATACTAAATACACTTCTTGTGGTACTGCTTCAGCGGCAGGTACAGTTGAGGTTACATTCCAAGTGAATGACGTTCAAAACCCGGCTTTTGCAGGTGGAGCTTCATTAGCTTTGAGAGTAAACCAAACTGTATTTGTTTCTTGGAACAATGGCGGTGGCTCTAACAAAGGTATTGTTACAGCTCGCCCTGCAGCTAACACTGTTACTATTGCTTTCTATGAAGCAGCAGGTTCAGCAGTAGCAGGTACAGCAGTAGGTAATGCAGACGCTACTATCTTTGTTTACGGTTCTGAATTTAACAAAGGAACTAACGGTATGGCAGGCTCTTTAGAGGCTGACGATGTGTTCTTTAGTAACAAGCCAATTATCTTAAAAGATAAGTACGCAGTATCAGGTTCTGATATGGCTCAAATTGGTTGGGTTGAAGTAACAACTGAAAATGGTGCAGCAGGTTACCTATGGTACTTGAAATCAGAGCACGAAACTCGTTTACGTTTTGATGACTACCTAGAAACAGCTATGTTGGAAGCAGTTCCTGCAGAAGCGGCTTCAGGTGCCGGTGACTACTTACAAGATGTTGGTGCGGGTGCCTCTTTAGCAAACCTTAATGGTTCTGACGGTGTATTCTATACTGTAGGTCAGAGAGGAAATGTATGGGCAGGTGGTAATCCAAATGTATTGGGTGACTTTGATGCAATGATTCAACGTCTTGACAAGCAAGGGGCGATTGAAGAAAACGTAATCTTTGTTGACCGTCAGTTTGGATTCGATATTGACGATATGTTAGCAGCACAAAACTCTTACGGAGCAGGTGGTACTTCATACGGTCTATTTGATAATGACGAAGAGATGGCATTAAACTTAGGATTCACAGGATTCCGAAGAGGATATGACTTCTACAAGTCTGATTGGAAATATTTGAATGACCCAACTATGCGTGGCGGTTTACCGGCAGGTGCAGGTTCAGGGCGAATCAACGGACTATTAGTTCCTGCAGGTTCAACTTCAGTATATGACCAAATCTTAGGTAAGAACGCTAAGCGACCTTTCCTTCACGTTCGTTACCGTGCTTCAGAAACTGAAGACAGACGTTACAAAACGTGGATTACAGGTTCTGCAGGTGGTGCTCGTACTTCTTCTTTAGATGCAATGGAGGTTAACTTCTTGTCTGAAAGAGCTGTATGTACATTAGGTGCAAATAACTTCTTCTTATTCCAAGAGTAGTAGATTAAAAAGGGAGTCCGTTTAAACGGACTCTCTTTATTTTTTAAATCAAATTAAATTTTAAATCAAATGAATAAAACAGTAGAAAAGTACGTTGATAAACAGTACAAGCTATTAGGAAATACCGCTCCGCTTTCTTATATGCTCGCATCAAGACATACAAGAAGATTCCCACTATTATGGTTCGATGAAGATAAAGGTGAAAACCGAGCTCTTCGTTATGCACGAAATCAAAAGAGTCCTTTCGAGGATGAGCAAGATGGAAATGCTATATTAGAACCAATCGTTTTTGAAGACGGGTTCTTATACGTTCCAAAATCAAACCAATCTTTACAAAAGTTTTTAGAGTATCACCCTGCTTATGGTAAAAGATTTGTTGTAGTAGATAAAGCTAAAAATGCAGAACAACTTGTTGAGGCTTTAAATTATGAAGCAGATGCTTTAATAGCGGCTAGACAACTTACTATCGACCAAGTAGAAGCTATCACTCGTGTAGCATTTGGTAGTGACCCAAGTACTCTAACCTCAGCAGAGTTGAAAAGAGATATTTTAATCTTTGCTAAAAGACAGCCACAAGCTTTCTTACAAATTTTAGGAGACTCTACATTAATGATTGATTCATTAGTGCAGTCATTCTTTGATAAAAATATTCTAACATTCAGAAATAAAAAGAAGGACGTTTATTTTAACACACCTTCTAATAAGAAAAGGATGTTAACCATACCTTTTGGTGAAGACCCGTTATATGTGGTTTCATCATACCTTCAAAGTGATGATGGCTTAGAGGTGCTAGAGTTTTTGGAAACAGTTGCAGAAACTAAGTAGAAAATAAGGAGGCTGAAAAGCTTCCTTTTTTTTTATTATCTTTGTTT